AGGTTATGAGTGAAGCCAAAGCACAGGCAAAAGCATTAAAGGAAGGTTTTTTAAAAACAATCGGGGAGCAATACAACGTTATTGACCCGACAGAATTCCCTGTTGCCGAACAAATGCTTATCTTTTACGGTAAACAATTCAACGACGAAATACAAAAGAACCTTGCAAAAAGCGGTTCAATTGCTTCAGGTAAAATTGGCGACTTAGTTGTACCAAAGGTCACAAAGTTTGGGAATGATTACGAAATGTGGTTGGGTTACGATAAGGATAATCCGGCTGCGGTTTATTATGATTTTGTAAATAAGGGAGTTCGTGGTGCAGGTGGCAAAAATGCAAAGCCTAAAAAAGTTTCTTCAGATTCACCATATCAATACAAAACTGCGTATCCAAATAAAAAAATGGCAACGTCAATTTTGCAATGGTACAGATTAGGGAAGGCAAAAAGTATAAACGAAACACAGACAAAGAAGTTAAGCAAGACACAAAGGAAAAGCAAAAAGCTTAAACAGGCGGTCAATAAAGCGACTTCATTAAAAACTTTAGCATACGCAACCGCTTCAGCAATAAAAAGGGACGGTTTACGTACGACTTCGTATTTTGACAACGCAATAAAAACAGTATTTAATAAGGAATTTTTTACAACAATGGCAGAAGCTTTTGGTGGTGACGTTCTTTTACAAATTAGACAAATTGGAAATAAAATAGAATCAAACAATGGCAATAACAATAAATAGTCAACCGGCGACGTTCCCGAGTATGCACGACGACCTTTGGTTTGTGGCTTCTTCAACAAATGTTGGGGTTACAAACTTTAAATTCGTTTACGATATTTACATAAATGGCGCACAGGTTAGCCGAAACAAGGTATTCCCTTCGCCTTCAGCCGACGGAAGTTATGGCGTATTTAATGCGTCACCAATGGTTCGTGCTTACGTGACCAATTACTTTGAACCTTCAGGTACGACGGTTTTAATGGCTTCAAATGACAAAATAAAGGTGGATTATCAGGTTCGTATTGGCGAAGAAGTAAGCGGTGCGGTTGTTGCTAATTTGGCTTCAGGTTCTTATTCAGCGTACAATTATTACGCGCCATTGTTCGGTGACATATTCACAGAAAACGGCGACATTCCTTTAGTATTGTCAAATTACTATGATAATTTATTAATTGAGAATTACACGGACGATTGGTTGTCAGACAGGGACAATTCAGATATTCCTATTGAATACGGCGACCAATTTTTTATTACATTTTTAAAGATTACCGGCGGTTCGTATAAACTTTGGGTTCAACCTGCAAACGAAGACGGAACTTTTGGAACTGCGGTTAGTGGAAATATTACAATGGCAGGACAATTTAACCTGTTCAATTTTCAGGCTGCGGCGATTAACGCGTGGGCGGGTTCAGATATTATAACGCAAAATACTTACGGGTACAACGTTTATATTACTTTAGGCGCGGCGGTGACAAGGGTTTTAAAATTCAGACAGGTTTGCAACCCTAAATACAGACAATACAACCTTCATTTTCTTAATAGGTTGGGCGGATATGATACAATGGCGTTCAGATTAGTAAATAAAAGACGAAGCGAATTCAACCGTTCTTCATATAGACGCAACCCGTACCAATTGTCAGGTGGTCAAATGAAAAATATTGATGCGTATAACAAATACAATGAAACGACGTATAACTTCGCGATTGAACATACGGATTACTATATGTTGACAAGCGATTGGGTGAACGATATGGATTACGCGTGGTTGGCGCAATTAATAGCGTCACCGATTGTTTATATGGAAGTACAAGGTGCGTTTTTCCCTGTTACAATTAGAAACACGAATTACCAATATAAATATAAAGTTTCTGACGGATTATTTAATTTTGATTTAGAAGTTGAAATTGGTAAATATTTAAACAGTCAATACAGATAATGATTAGAACCGAAATTTATATTGAAGACAACGTAATTGATTTGTTGAAGGATATTGGAACGGATTTTACGTACACCATTGACGACGTGCGCGACTTTGGAAGCCGTAATACTTCGTTCAGTCGTACAATTTCAATACCGGCAACTGCAAAGAACAATCAAATATTGGGTTTTGCTTTTGATTTAGGAATGGCGCACGAACACAATATGGATTTACCTAATGTTGCAACAAACTTTACACCGTCACAGGCGGCGAAGTGCGAAGTCTATATTGACAAAATACAGATATTTAAGGGCGTTATTAGAATCCTTGAAATTGTTATGAATAAAGGTGTAATTGAATATCAATGCGCCGTATTTGGTGAATTAGGTGGGTTTATAACAGAATTAGGTAATAAGCGTTTAGAAGATTTGGATTTTAGCGAATACAACCATACGTGGAATGTAACTACAATTCAAAACAGTTGGGATACAATAAATGGTTCAGGTTATTATTATCCATTGATTGATTACGGCGACGTTTCAACCAATAAGGACGATTTCCACGTTTCAACATTTAGACCGGCATTATTTGTAAAAGAATATATTGAAAAGATATTTGAAGGTACTTCGTACAGTTTGAATTGCGACTTTTTTAATACAGACTTTTTCAAAAAACTAATTGTTCCAAACAATAGTCAGGGAATACAGGGTACGAATGACAGATTTATATTAGGCACGATTAATGCAACAAAAACAATTTTAAACAGTAATACACCAACGGCGCGAAATGCAAATTTGTCTTTTGATTCTACGACTTTACTTAATTTCACAGAAAATGCAGGAAAAAGCATTTTTACTTATACTGACGGTACAAAGACAGTTAACGCATTGGCTACAATAACGGGTATTTATCAAACTGACGCCGCTTCATCAATTACTGCGACTTTATACGTTGCGGGGGTTGCGGTTCAAACTTTGACAGTAAATACCTTTTCAGCAAATAACCCTTTTACATTTAATATTGATTGGACAGGCGCAATTGCAAACACAAATGAAGTACGTATTGAATTAAGCGTTCCTGTAACGGCAAACACTTATATTGTAAACGTTTCAAATGCAAACTTTACATTTACTCAATTGGCTGCGCAGTTGACTTCAGTTGCTTATAATGGTACTGTTTCAATAAATGCGAATTTACCAAAAGGTATATTTCAAAAAGACTTCTTTTTGTCAGTTTGTAAAATGTTCAATTTGTACGTTTATCAGGATAACATTAACGATAAACAAATAAATATTGCGCCATATATTGATTTTTATTCTGACGCAGTAACCAATTCAATTGATTGGTCACAAAAGATTGACACAGGTTCAACAATGTCAATTAAACCAATGTCGCAGTTGAACGCGCGTTATTATGCGTACAGATACACAGACGATTCAGATTATTTTAATGATAACTATAAAAAGAAGTACGGTCAATCGTATGGCGATTTTATTTATGATTCAGAATTTGATTTTGTAAAAGATACGGCTTCAACACAGATTATTTTTGCGCCAACTGTTATTGTTTTGCATTCAGGACAGGACAAATACCATAGTTCAATTTATAAATTGTCAAATAATAATACAACAGAAGACCCAATGGATTCTGTAATTCGTATTTTAATGGCAAAGAAGTTAACTGCGGGTACAAAATGGAAAATAAAAGACGACGGTGGCGGAACATTGGCAGATATTTTCCCTTATGGTTACGCGGGACATTTAGACGACCCAACCAACCCGACTGTTGACTTGAATTTTGGCGCACCAAAGGAATTACAATTTCCTGCGTCAATTTACCCGACAAATAATTTATTCAATACGTACAATAAACCGTACATTTTGGAAATTACAGATATGGAATCAAAGTTGTTGGCTTGTCGCGTTTATTTAACGACGGTTGACATATATAATTTGGATTTCAGCAAATACATTTGGATTAATGGCGTATTATTTAGATTAAATAAAATTGAATCTTACGACCCGACGGCATACAGGACAACGCTTGTCAATTTATTAAAAGTAATAAACACTAATTAATGGTAGAAGAAACTATTGGTATAAACGTCACCACCAACGCGGCACAGGCTGCGCAGGACGTTCAATTATTAGACAAGGCATTTGAGGATACAGACAAGTCGGTCAAAAGTTTAAGAACGCAATTAAAAGAAGCACAGGCAGAAGTTGGTTTAATGGCTGACAAATTTGGTGCGACTTCAAAAGAAGCTATTAATGCGGCTAAACGTGCGGCTGACTTAAAAGACCGTATTGGTGACGCAAAGGCATTAACAGACGCATTTAACCCGGACGCGAAATTTAAGGCGGTTGCTTCTTCATTGGCAGGGGTTGCCGGTGGATTTAGTGCGCTTCAGGGTGCAATGGCTTTGTTTGGCAATGAGAATAAAGACGTTGAAAAGGCTTTATTGAAGGTAAATGCAGCAATGGCATTATCGCAAGGTTTACAGGCGGTTGGTGAAAGTGTGGATTCGTTCAAACAATTGGGCGCGGTTATTAAAAGTACAACAACGTTTCAGGAATTAAACAACGCAGCAACAAAAACGGCTGCGGCGGTGCAACGTTCGTTTGGAATATCAGTTGAAACGACTTCAACAGGATTTAAAGTTTTAAAGGGTGCAATTGTTGCAACCGGTATTGGTGCATTGGTTGTTTTATTGGGTGAAGTAATAAATAACTTTGACGCAATTTCAAAATGGATTAAAAGCAGTCCATTGGGTGCTTTGGCAAATGGCGTTGGACAATTAGTTGAACAATTTACAGACTTTATTGGGGTTACAAGTGAAGCGGAACGTAATTTAAATAAATTATCGGTTGCGAATAAACGTGCGAACGAAGATATTGAAAACCGTATTAAAGTATTAAAGGCGCAAGGCGGTTCAGAAAAGGAAATTTACGATTTAGGAAAACAAAGGGTTGAAAACGAACTTTCAACTTTACGTGAAAGCTTAAAAACTAAAGGTAGTTTAACAGAAGAAGAAGCAAAACAATTCAGAAGTTTAAAAACTGAACAATTAGTTTTGACTGCGGATTATAATAAAAAGGTTGCTGACGATAATAAAAAAGCGGCTGAAGATGCTAAAAAGAAACGTGACGAAGATAATAAACAAGCCATTGCAGACAAAAAGACTGCGGACAAAATGCTTATTGACCTTCAGAATGAAAAGGCATTGGCTGAAATAACTTCAGAAGACGACAAGGCAAAGAAACAGGCTGAAATAAATATGAAAGCGCGTGTTGCTGAAATTGACGCTTTAAAGGTTGACACAAAGACAAAGAACGAATTAAAAAAGGCAACTGAAGAAGCTTATCAATTAGAAGTTAAGGCAATTGACGACCAAATAAAAGCTGACCGCGCTGAAAAGGATAAAAAGTTTGAAGAAGATTTACAGTCAACATTATCAGAAGCGCGTGTTGCTAAATTAAAAGAAGGCAAAGAAAAGGAAATTGCTGCATTGGACGAAGCTTTAGTTGCTGAAACTAAAAAGGTACTTGACAACGCGGATTATACAGAAGAACAAAAGGGTTTAATGGTTGCCGCATTACGTGAAAAATATGGAGCTGAAGTTGCTGAAATTGACGCAAAATATGTAAAAGAAGCTGACGACAAAGAACAGGAACGTTTAGATTCTATTATTAATAATGAAAACCTTTCATACGAAGCAAGGAAAAAAGGTGTTGACGAAGCTTTAGCATTAAATAAAAAACTTTTTGCAGAAGGTAAAATTGATAGTATTGCATACACCAAAACCGAAAAGGAATTGGCTGACGCAAGGGTTGAAATTGGTAAAAAAGAAGCGGCTGCACGTGCAGAAAATGCACAAAAGATTAGTGCAACATTAAAGAACGCTGCAAAGGCGATTGGTGAACATACAGTTGCCGGTAAAGCGGCTGCAATTGCTGCGGTGACAATTGATACTTATATGTCAGCAACGTCCGCATTTAAGTCTTTAGCGGGTATTCCAATAGTCGGTCCGGTTTTGGGTGCGGTTGCTGCGGCGGCTGCGATTGTTGCAGGTTTAAAGAATGTTAAGGCAATTATGGCAGTAAAAGCGCCTGAAATTCCGGGCGGTTCTTCTGAACCGGGATTTGTTAACATTCCTTCGCCGGGCGTACCTGCAACGGGTGGTGGTGGGTCAATGCCGTCTTTAGGTGGTGGCGGAACGCCGTCTTTAGGTGGTGGCGGTGGTGGTGACACAGGCGGCGGCGGTGGTGGTGGTGCAATTCGTGCATACGTTGTTGAACGTGACATTACAGACGCACAAAGCCGTGACGCAGACATTCAAAACAGGGCGCGATTTGAATAAACGATAATTATTAAAAAATAAACTATTTAGTGTTATGAATACAGATTTACCAATTTTTATGTTGGATATTACAGAAGACATAAACGACGACGCACAGGTTGACTTTATCGCATTGGTTGACCGTCCCGCAATCCAAAAAAATTGGAACGCATTTAATAAAAGCCAAAAATTTGAAATTGCAAATGAAGACCGTCGTATTATTAGTGGTGCTATTATGTTGGCTGACACTCCTATTTTTCGCAGCGATAGTACATACGGCGATTATTATGTTGCTTTTAGTGCGGACACTATTATTAAAATTGTACAGAAGTTTTTTAAGAAGGGTTTTCAAAGTAACGTCAATTTAATGCACGATTCAAACGCACAATTTGAAGGCGTTACATTATTTGAAAGCTTTATTTCAGACCCTTCGCGTGGCATTATGCCAATGAAAGGATTTGAAGACGCGCCCGTTGGAAGTTGGTTCGGGTCAATGATTGTTGACAACGAAGAAGCGTGGCAAAAGGTTAAAAACGGCGACATTGCCGGGTTCAGCGTTGAAGGATTATTTAACTACAAACCACGTGAAGTAAACAAAGTTGCTTCAATGGTTGAGGAAATCCAAAAAATATTGTCACAGGTTAAGTGATAAACATTTTATTTTTTAACTATATAATAAAAAAAGTATGAACGCACAGGAAGCGATTTTAAAAATTAAGGCATTGTTTGAAGACAATGTTGCGCCTGTTGAAGTTGAAGCTGAAGTTGCACCAATGGTTGAAGAAACTAAGGTGGAAATGGCAGAATATTCTTTAATGGACGGTACTAAGGTTGAAATTTCAGCTTTAGAAATTGGTGGTTCAGTTACATTGGCAGACGGTTCAGTTGCACCAATGGGCGAACACGAATTAATGGACGGTACACAAATTACTTTGGACGAAAACGGTATTATTATCGCGATTGAATCAAAAGTTGAAGAAGTTTTACCTGAAGTTGACACAGAAGTTGAAGCTTCAAAAGAAGAAGACAAAAAAATGGCTGAAATGGCTGAACAATTTGAAGCAAAATTTGCTGAATTGGTACAAGCTAAAGAAGCGGCTGAATTAAGAGTTTTGGAATTAGAAAATAAAGTTAAGCAAGGATTTGCACAGGTAGCCGAAATAATTGAGGCACTTTCAAATACACCAAGCGCAGACCCAATTCAAAAGCCAAACGGATTTTCTGAATTTGTATCAAATAAAGATATTAAAGAAGAAAGATTGAGCAAATATAGACAAGCATTATTAAACAATTAAAATTAGATAACAATGGGATTTAATGTATCAGCATTAGCAAACTACACAGAACAAAACGCAGCCTTATTGGTAACGTCTTCTGTATTAGGTGCAAAAACTGCAACTTTAATTAAAAGTGCAGGTAACGTTATGGTTGGCGTAAAGTCTTCTGAAACGATTAACATTATGGACACAGACGCAATATTTCAAAGCGGCGGAAGCTGCGGATTTACTGCTTCAGGTTCAACAACTTTCACACAAAGAACTGTGACTGTTGGAAAAATTAAAGTAAACGAAGCTTTATGTCCTAAAGACCTTGAAGCGAAGTATTTACAAAAAGCATTGCCAACAGGTTCAATGTATGATTCAGTTCCTTTTGAGCAAGAATTTGCAGACAAAAAAGCAAAGACAATCGCTGCACAATTAGAAACTTCTATTTGGCAAGGTGACACAGATAGCGTAAACGTTAACTTAAACAAGTTTGATGGTTTAGTAAAATTAATCGGTGCTGCTTCAGGTGTTGTTGCTGCTAACGCTTCAACTTACATTAGCGGTGCGCCATTAAGTTCAATTACTGCTGCTAACGTAATCAGTATTTTTGACGGTGTGTATCAAGCAATCCCTGCTAAAGTTGTGGCTGCTGACGATATGACAATTTTCTGTGGTCAGGATTTGTTCAGAACTTACACAATCGCTTTAAAAAATAGCGGTTCATTCAATTACCAAATTGATGTAAAAGCGGATAGCGAATTTGTATTACCGGGTACAACTATTAAAGTTGTTGCAGTTGCAGGTTTAAACGGTACAAACAAAGTTTACGCTACACGTTTAAGCAACTTGTTTATTGGTACAGACTTATTGAACGAAGAAGAAAAGTTTGAAATTTTCTACGCTAAAGAAGCTGACCAAGTACGTTTCGTTTCTGAATTTAAAATGGGTGTGAATTTCGCATTCCCTGACGAAATGGTAAGATTCGTATTAGCTTAATTAATAGGGGGGTGAAATATCCCCCCCTTTTTTATAAAAATTTAAAAATTTAAAAATATGCCGTGCGCACTAACACAGGGTTACACTTTAGACTGTCGCGATAGTTTAGGCGGGATTGTTGAGGTATATTTTACTGAAGCTGCAAACGTAACTTCAACAACTGAAGCAAGTGGTGTAATTACCGCTTTAACTAAAGCTGCGGGAAAACGTTTTTGGAAATATGCTTTGGTAAAAGATACGTCAATGTTCAACCAAACAATGAATGCATCCGTTGCAAACGGAACTATATTCTATGCACAGGAATTGCAGATTATCCTTAACAAATTACAGACTAACACACGCAACGAATTGTTGTTGTTAGCACAGAATTCTTTGGTTGCAGTTGCAAAAGATAGCAATGGACTTTATTGGTATTTAGGAAAAACACGTGGTATTGATATGACTGCAAATGCAGCTTCAACCGGTACTGCGCAAGGTGACAGAAGCGGATTCACTTTAACTTTCACAGGTTCAGAACCTGCGTTAGCGCCAAGTGTAAATTCAGCCGTTGCTTTAGCTTTAGAAACACCGGGTTCTTAACAACTTTGTTTTTCATAGGTTTATAGGTTTGCCGCCGTTCGTTAATTCGTTCGGCGGTTTTTTTATTTAATAAAGTAAAGCCAAAACTTTACATTTTTTAATACGATAATGTGTTATAAAACGCACAAATTGGTACTATTTGTCCCCTATATGCAACAAATTGCATTTCCTGCTATATATACGTATATGATTAGGTTAACGAAGGGTGCAACCCAAAGCATAATTTTAACACTAACTGAAAAACAGTTATTAACG